TGTGTTGAGTTCTGTGCCCCTTGGGAGACCCCTTGGGAAAAGTTCATCCGCTGCATGACTGACGGACAGATCGGACGCCACCTCGTCAAGACTGGCGACGGTGTTCGCTGGGATGACCCCGCCATCGATGCCCAAGAGATGGAGGAGATGATGACGGACCTCTGATCCTCCCCCCCCTTTCCTTTCAAACCACAAACCACAAACCACGATCCTACCATGACCCGCGACCTCGCTGCTTCCCTCCTGAACCGTGCCGCTGACGGTGCCCAACTCCTGGCGATCCTGGAAACGATCGCCGCCGATTCCGACCAGGGAAACGTTGCCGAAATCAACGCTCCGACCTCTGCCCCGATCGCCTTCTGATCTGCTACAATATTCACAACAGCAACGAACCCCATGGCACGCGCAATCGGCAACACCCGCTCCACCGACACCAACACCAAGGGCGGCGCTCTCCGCGCTAGCAGCGGTGGCGGCATGACCTTCACCAAGGCACGCGGTCTGGGTGCCTCCATGGTGGAGGACCTTGACGGGGTGATGGCAAAGGCGAAGGCACAATACCGCGCCGATCGCATCGCCGCCGCCCGCGATCGTTTGGCAGATCGCCAGGCACACTCCCCCCTCGCCTGCCGCTACTGATAGGCATTCGTTCGTGACCAGCAGTTGGGGGCGTTGTGCCCCCTTTTTTTATGGGGCGCGTTCTTGTATATTAAAAACGCATAGGATCCCCTAATCTATAAAGTGTTACGATCGCCCTCTAAATCTAAAACGCAAAGGAATTACCGAGGGGGTCTAAAAAATTTTTCGCTATATAAAAGACAGAAAGAGGTTCGATAATCTAAGAGATGCGAAAAAATTCCGGAGGTAGTTCGAAACCTATCCAAGTCGATACAGTGACGGGAGAGTACTTTTTAGTTATCCCTGAGTGGGTTATCAACGAGCTCTCATGGTATGAGGATACGGAGATTGGGTTTGCCGTTGAGGGTAGTGAAGTACTGCTCAGCGAACAAGACTGAGAGATTTTCAATAGAGGGCAATTGACAACCTATACATAATACTGTATGATACTGAAGTAATTACGCTCTATTATGGCTAAAGGATTTACTGTAAAGGCAAAGAGCCCCATGCCGTCTCGGGAAGAACCTGAGTGGGACTACGAAAAAGCAAAAGAACTTGTAAGGGGCAAAACGGTTGTGTTCTGTCTCCCAGGAAGAGGAGTTTCTTACACATATTTGAAGAGTTTTGTACAGCTCTGTTTTGATCTCGTACAAGCAGGTGCCAGTATTCAGATTTCACAGGACTATAGTTCCATGGTGAATTTTGCACGCTGTAAGTGCCTTGGTGCTAATGTTCTGCGTGGTCCAGATCAACTACCTTGGGATGGAAAACTGAACTACGATTGGCAACTGTGGATCGATAGTGATATTGTTTTCAATAGTGAGAAGTTCTGGCAACTTGTTCTAATGGAAAAGGATATTGCTGCTGGTTGGTACTGCACTGAAGATGGTCACACCACATCAGTTGCTCACTGGTTAGAGGAGGATGACTTCCGCAATAACGGTGGAGTCATGAATCACGAGACTCTTGATAGCATTCAGAAGCGTCGTAAGCCCTTCACTGTTGATTACACTGGTTTTGGATGGTTGCTCATCAAGAATGGTGTATTCGAAGATAAGGGTATGCAGTATCCTTGGTTTGCTCCGAAGATGCAAGTCTTTGAATCTGGTGAGGTTCAGGATATGTGTGGAGAAGATGTAAGTTTCTGCCTGGATGCAAAAGAAGCTGGCTTTGAAATCTGGTGTGATCCTCGCATCCGCGTTGGTCACGAAAAAACAAGAGTTATTTGATGCGATGGCAACGAAGTACAATATACTCATCAAAGGGCGTATAGCCCACAAATCATTGACAGAGGAAGAATACTTCGCTATTATGGATGACCTGTCCTTAGAGTATTATCAGACAGGTCATCCTAGTCCAAAACAAATTCAAACTGAAATGTTCAACGATTACACGGAGATTTAATTATGGCTATGCGTAAAGGTGGCGGTTATGTGCCCGGGAAACCCAAAAAGTCTCGGCAAGGAAGCGGAACGAATACTAAGTATGCCGCGTCGTCTCGCAACAAAGCACGTAAAGCATATCGTGGTCAAGGTAAGGGTTAAATAACAACAGAATAGTAAATTTGTCACATGTCTTGTTTAATTACGAACTTACCCTCACTTGAAGTATGGGTTCGTAAAGAGTATCTAACAGATCATCAAAGCGGACATGGTGAATTTGTAAAGGGCGTTTGGGTTTCGGCAAAGTCGATTCCTGGACGCGCTTTTTATTTTGAGACATATTTGCCTGAATATGCGGCAATGTATGATAAATTGCCCATCAGTGCGTTTGTTTCATCACCAGAAACACCAGATCCTGATATGGATCTTCCAAATCTACAGTTTTGGAACTGTATGGACTATGGTGTGGTAAGTATTGACAAGAAATTCATTGGAAGTATGGATTTTGAGTGCTATACACGTGATCACGGCATTCAAAAAGGCACTTATGTCTGCACAATAGACAATTATCACCGCGATCCAGACATGGTTGACTGGGCAACGAGTGAAAATCCAGCAGAACACAAGTCACATAACCTAATTGAACTCAATAATGGACAATATGCACTGTATCCAAACAACAGATTACGCATTTTTGATAATAGTTTGACTCCAAAAGAACCAAAAATGCCTGACTTTAAGGTTTCAACCCAATGGTATCAGGTAGAGTGTGGTTATGATCGTCTTGGGATGGGAAATGAGGATGAATATCACTGGAAAACTGCCCAAGAACGTGAAAATAAATAGAGATAAGGGATAGCAACCCCTCTAAAAGTTCTGTTTTTAACGAAACAGGAGCTAAAATGGGAAACCATCACGAAGTTGACAAGGGAAATCTGTTCATAGAGAATGGAATGACCCTTATTACAGAAGTAGAAAGTGAAAAATACCTTAGAAAAGCAGCAAAACAAAGAAAAATCACTCAAAACGAAGAACTCTACCCAATTCCAGACGATCGTCTAGAACGTCCATGTGGTGGACCCCACGGATTTGATGATTTTGTTGAAAGATGGCATGAGTAAGCATAAATAAAGGCAAGAAAACTCTCGTTCAGATGGCAATTCAAAGGATATCTAGATCATTTAAAGATATTAGTTTATCCTTTGATCCCCATCCGGTGACAAAGGACATGACAATCCTTAAAAATGAGAATGCAATCAAGAGATCCGTAAGGAATCTTGTAGAAACCATTCCAACGGAAAGGTTTTTTAACTCACTTTTAGGGTCAGAGGTTCGTTCAAGTTTGTTTGACTTTGTTGATTATGGTACTGCTTCTATTATTCAGAGACAAATTGAGATTACAATAGAAAATTTTGAACCAAGAGTCGAAAATGTACAGGTTGAGGTTATTCCAAGACCTGATACTAATGAATTTGAAGCGACAATCATCTTTGACATCGTAGGACAGGAGTTTCCAACCCAGGAGTTCACATTCATATTAGAGGCAACAAGATAAAATGCCTTTTACCAAGTTTTCTAACTTAGACTTTGATCAAATAAGAGAATCTATCAAAGATTATCTCCGTGCTAATTCAACATTCACGGATTTTGACTTTGAAGGATCTAATTTCTCAGTCTTAATTGATACGTTAGCGTATAATACTTATATAACTGCATTCAACTCTAATATGATTGTTAATGAGTCTTTTCTGGACTCAGCAACACTTAGAGAAAATGTGGTTTCTTTGGCGAGAAACATAGGATACGTACCTCGCTCTAGAACCGCCTCTAAGGCATCTATCGCATTTAATGTGCAAACTACCACATCAAACCCAACAGTAACTTTACAAGCGGGTCTAGTGTGCGTTGGTGCTGTTGATAACACTTCTTATGTATTTTCTGTTCCAGAAAATATAACAACAACAGTTGTTAATGGTGTTGCTAGTTTTGGAACATCTCAAAATCCAATTAGTGTATATCAAGGAACATTTTTAAGCAAGCAATTTGTTGTTGATGGGTCACTAGACCAGAGATTCTTGCTTGATAATTCATTTATTGATACTTCAACTATTGTCGTATATGTAAAAGGTCTTTCTGACGTTGGTCTAGGACCTCAATACCAAAAAGTTGATAACATCTTAAACGTAAAGTCAGATTCGGAGACATATTTAATTCAAGAAGTTCAAGATGAGAAGTATGAACTTCTATTTGGCGATGGTATTTTTGGTAAAAAGTTGGAAGATGGTACTATTATAACAGTTACCTATATTATAACCGACGGAAAAGATGGTAATGGACCATCACAATTCTCCTTTTCTGGTAGTTTGAGAGGATTGGATGCTAATGATGTTGTTGTTCCAAACACAACCCCAACAATAACAACGATCTCTGCGGCATCTAACGGCGGCGACATTGAATCTATAGATTCTATTAAGTACTTTGCCCCTAGACTGTACTCTGCACAGTATAGAGCGGTTACTGGAAGGGACTACGAATCGATTATACAATCAATTTATCCAAACACAGAAAGTGTTTCTGTAGTTGGTGGAGAAGAACTAGATCCACCACAATTTGGAACCGTTTTTATTACCATTAAACCAAAAAATGGAGAATTTGTATCTGATTTTGATAAACAACAAATTCTTTCAAATCTAAAAAATTATTCTCTGACAGGAATTAATCAAAAAATACTTGATTTGAAGTTATTGTATGTTGAATTAGATTCTTCAATTTATTATAATTCATCACAAGTTACTAATGTTAATGATTTGAAAACCAAAGTTATTAATGGTTTAGAAGTGTATGGAGAATCTAGAGATATTAACAAGTTTGGTGGTAGATTCAAGTATAGTAAAGTTTTAGGTGTGATTGATGGTATTGATACTGCAATAACATCTAATATTACAAAAGTTAGAATTAGGAGGAACTTAAAGGCACTAACAAATCAATTTGCTCAGTATGAATTGTGTTATGGTAATAGATTCCATGTAAATCCAAAGGGGATGAATATTAAGACCACTGGATTTAAAATTTCTGGTTCATCTCAGACGGTATATTTTACAGATACTCCAAATGCTGATGGTTTGACTGGTGTTATCTCTGTAGTTAGAAGAGATTTGGAAAATGATAAAAATGTAGTTGTTGTTAAATCTGCAGGAACAGTAGATTATGTAAAAGGTGAGATAATAATAGGAACTATAAACATTACCTCAACTGATAAACCAAACAATATTATTGAAATTCAGGCTTTCCCAGAATCAAATGATGTTATTGGATTAAAGGATCTTTATTTGAATTTTGACATTTCGAATAGTTCAATAAATATGATAAAAGATACTATTACTTCTGGTGAGCAGATATCTGGAGTTGGATTTAAGGTTACTTCAAGCTATACAAACGGAGAATTAACAAGAGGATAATATGATAACAACGGGTTTTGAGACTAGAGTTAAAGTACAGCAGATTATTGAAAATCAACTACCTGAGTTTATATTATCTGAAAGTCCAAAGGCAGTTGATTTTTTAAAGCAATACTATATTTCTCAGGAATATCAGAGTGGTCCTGTAGATATTAGTGAAAATTTAGATCAATATTTAAAATTAGATAATCTAACTCCAGATGTAATAGTTGGATTTACAGAACTACAAAGTCAAATAACCGAAACCGATGATGTCATAAGTGTAAATTCCACAAAGGGATTCCCTACACAATATGGTTTATTAAAGATTGATAATGAAATTATCACATATACTGGAATAACTCCGAATAGTTTTACTGGTTGTGTTCGTGGATTTAGTGGTATTACATCATATAGATCCGATTCAAATCAAAATGAATTACAATTTTCTTCTACCTCTAGCGCAAGTCATGAGTCAAACTCTAGAGTAGAAAATTTAAGTTCCCTATTTTTAAAAGAATTTTATAAAAAACTAAAATATTCACTAACTCCTGGGTTGGAGGATGTTGATTTTGTATCCAACTTAAATGTTGGCAACTTTATAAAAGAATCTAGAAGTTTCTACGAGTCAAAAGGAACAGAAGAGTCCTTTAGAATTCTTTTTAATGTTTTATATGGTGTAACGCCAAAGATAGTTGATTTAGAAGGATTCTTACTAAAACCATCCTCAGCAAACTTCTTAAGAAGAGAAGTTATAATTATAGAACCAATTTCTGGGGATCCAAATAAATTAGTTGGACAAACTATAGTAAAATCAAAAGATCTCAATACAAATGGTTCTGTCTCAGAAGTTGAGATATTCACAAGAAACAGACAGGTTGGTTACGCTCAAACTTATTATAAGGTTGGTCTATTTGTTGGATTTAGTGATGATGATCTTATTAATGGAACTTTTAAAATTACACCAAATACTAAAAATTTAACAACAGTTTCTGCTGGTTCGTCTATTATCACGGTAGATTCAACTATTGGATTTGCACAAACAGGAACTTTACTAGCAAATAATAATGTAATTACATATTCTAGTAAAAATATCAATCAATTCTTTGGTTGTCTTGGAATTGAAAATGAGATAACTGTAGCATCAGACATATTTTCGGATGATATCTATTTTGGATACGAAAATGGCGATACTTCAAAGAAGGTAGAATTTAAAATTACCGGATCTCTGTCATCTTTTGAAACTAAGTCTGATATTTCTTCTGCAATTGAGGGAGAAGAAATTTTTGTAAGAAATGTTGGTGAAAAAATATTTAATGGTGATGGAATTAAAGAAAAGTTCTTTAATTCATGGATTTACAATACCAGCTCAAGATTTGCCATTGATTCTGCACAAACAGCATCAACATATACTCTAAAAGGAAATCCAAATAAAACTTCATTAAAAGTTGGTGATACTGTCGAGATAGTCGGTTCAAAGACACAAACACCAATTTTTAGTGGCGCAATAGTCAGTAATATCAACTACACAAAGAGAGAAGTTACTTTAGATAATCTTAGTGGATTTGATTTATCCACACTAAGTGGATATTATGATTTAAGAAGAGTTGTAAAAACAGCATCTAGTTCAAATCAAAATATTAAGTTTGGAAATAATTTAGTACTATCAGATATACAAAACACTTATAATGATGGTAATGAATTTTATTATGTTGCATCAAATTCATTACCATCATATCAAATAAATGAAAAATTAATTTCCGAGCAGATTGATACTGCAGAAGCAAATATTACTCTTCAGGGATATAATAGCAATACATCAAAATATTCCATAATTTCTTTTAATTCAAATGTAAATTTACTAACTGGTGATGAAGTCTATTACCAACCAGAATTAGCACCATTATTTGGCATTGAGGAAGGAATTTACTATGTTAGAGTTGTAGGTGGTGGAAATCAGATTAGACTTTATTCATCAAGGTCGTTCATTGACATTGATGATTATCTAGAATTTGGGGTGCCAACATCAAATTCTGGATATCACAGATTTACGTTATCTTCAGATAGAAATTTATCGATTGAACCACAAAGTATTTTTAGAAAGTTTCCTTCAGAAAAAAATCTATTAGATTCTGGAATTGACGAGACTGAGGTTGGACCAATCGGTATGATGGTTAATGGTGTTGAAATATTTAATTATAAATCCGATAATAAAATATACTATGGTCCACTTAATGAAGTAACAGTCTTTAATTCTGGTTCAAATTATGATGTTATCAACCCACCAACTATAGAGGTATCTACACCATCTGCCGGTACAACTGCATATATTCAACCTGTTGTTTCTGGATCTGTCAAATCGGTAGTTGTAGATCCATCCGATTTTGATATATCGAATGTAATATCAATCTCTATTACTGGTGGAAACGGCAATGGTGCCGTTTTGGAGCCAGTCTTAAGAAAAAGATATAGAGAAGTTTCTTTCAGTGGAAATGATATCTCTTCATCTGGTGGTGGTATTGATTCAACTAATGAGACGATTACATTTTTATCTAATCATAACTTCAAAAATGGTGAAAAAATCGTATATAACAAAAATGGAAATTCTGAAATTGGCATTGGAACTTTTGGTGCATCCAACACAGATCAAGGAAGAACTTTAATTAATGGATCTGCATATTTTGCAGAAATTGTTAATAGTTCAACTATCAAGTTATACCAATCAGAGACAGATTATTATTCTGGAATAAACACTGTTGGATTTACAACCATAGCAAATAGTGGTGTCCACAAGTTTAGAGTCTTTAATGGTAAAAATAATATATCTCAGATAAAAGTTCTAAATTCTGGATCCGGATATACAAATAGAAAATTAAATGTCAATTCTTCAGGAATTTCTACTTCAGAGAATTTAGTAACATTTAAAAATCACAATTTCAAGAGTGGAGAACTTGTAAATTATTCTTCAGATGGAACAGTAATTACTGGTCTATCAACATCAAATCAATATTATATTCTAAAAGAAAATAATGATAGTTTTAGATTAGCTAACGCTGGTGTTGGTGGCACTATAAGTTCCAATTACATTAGTAAAAATTATGTTAAATTTGAATCACCTGGAACTGGATATCACACATTCTCTTATCCAGATATAACTTTAAATATCAATGTTTCTTATGGAAGTAGTATTGTTGGTGTAATAACAGCAACTCCAGTTATTAGAGGAGAGATTGTAGATGCATATTTGTATGATTCTGGAACTGGATATGGATCTACTGTATTAAACCTTCACAAGAGACCAGCAATAACAATAAAAAATGGAAAAAGTGCAGAATTAAGACCTTTAATTACTGCAGGATCCATCGAAAGAGTTTCTATTCTAGCTAGAGGTACGGAGTATAATGCTGCTCCAGATCTAATTGTTAGAGGTGATGGAACTGGTGCTGTATTAAGAGCAGTTGTTTCTAATGGATCAATTACGGATGTTGTAGTCATAAACTCTGGATCTGGTTATACAGATAACACATATATCTCCGTGGTTCCTCCAGGATCGGGAGCGGTTCTTGATGTTAATGTTAGATCTCTAACTGTTAATAATCATTCTAGATTTGGTGATGAAATATTACATCCATCTGGTAGTGGCCTCCAATATGGTTTAGTTGGTTATTCAACTCAGATTGGAAATTCAATTTTAATTGATGACGGAAGCAAACACTCCCCAATAGTTGGATGGGCATATGACGGGAATCCAATTTATGGTCCATATGGATACTCAGATCCAGAAAATATAAATTCAGATCCGGTTCTAATTCGTACTGGATACGAATTGCTACCATCAAGAGTAATTAATAGACCTCCTTCTTTTAATTCTGGTTTCTTTGTTGAGGATTACTCATACACTTCAACTGGAAATTTAGATGATCATAATGGAAGATATTGCAAAACTCCAGAGTTTCCAAATGGAGTTTATGCATACTTCTGTGGAATTACAACAAATTTATTGACAAATAGTTTGGTTCCTAGTTTCCCATATTTTGTTGGAAACACATTTAAGAGCAAGTATATTGCAGAGAACAAAAAACTAAACCAAGCATTTGACTTCGAATCTTCAAATTTGATGAGAAACACATATCCTTATAGTGTTTCTGAGCAAGATATCAATAACGATTTTATTCCAGAGTCATATGAGATAGTAAGTCAAAGAACTAGGATTGACTCTGTTACACAAGGTTCTGTAGATTCATTAAGTATTATCTCATCTGGAGAAGATTACAAGATAGGTGATATTGCAAACTTTAATGATGATGGAACTGGGGGTGGTGGATTAACAGCATCAGTTTCTTCTTTAGAAGGAAAAAATATTATAAACTTAGTTACAGAAACAGAAACTTATGAAGATGTCGTAGTTGTTTGGAAGAATAAAAATCAACTTGAAATCAAAACGACCTCGAATCATACACTAGTAGATGGGGAAAACATAACAATAAGTGGTCTGTCAACTTTTGTTCCTGGTTTATCTAAAACACATAAAATTGGAGTAACAACAGATACTACTTATCTAATAAAAGAAGTTTCTTCAAATGCAATTTCTGGAGTGGTAACTGATATCTATGTTTCCAGAAACTTAAACAATATATCCGTTGGATCTACTATTGGTATTGGAACAGAAGTTCTATCCGTTTTGAATATATTTGATCAAGAAAAAGTTTTAAGGGTAAAGAGAGGTGTAACAGGAGCAGCTCATACAATATCAACAGCAGTTCTTTCAAAACCATCAGAATTTACTATTAATTTACCTTCAAATTATTTTGACTCTAAAGTTAATGATAGAATTTATTTTAATCCAGTAAATTCTGTTGGAATTGGATCTACAACTGGAGCTGGTTCCCAAATCAATTATTTCATCGGTGATGTTGCTAAGGTTGTATCAGTACCAACACAAAGTATTTACATACCAAATCATCCATTTAAGACAAACCAACAAGTAACTTTCTATACAAATGGTGCAAGTACTATTTCTGTTGGAGCAACTTCTTTAGCAACTCCGTTTGCTTTACCAGTTAGTGGAACCTCTCAGACATTGTATGTAATCAACAAGTCAAAAGATTACATTGGTTTGACAACTTTAGTTGGTTTGACAACAAATACTGATGGTCTATTCTTCTTTAGTAATGGCAGCAATAGTTACGAATATTATCTTGAAACAAATTATAATCAGTTGACAGCAAAGGTAGAGAAGATAAACACTACAGTATCTCTTTCCACAGATCATCAATTAAAGAGAAATGATAAGATAAGATTTAATATTACTCCTTCAGAAACTGTTGGTATTGGAACTTCAACACATGTAAGAGTAAAATATAATTCATCTATAGAAAGGGTACTAGTAGATACTGTAGGATTTGGATCCGAATCAATAAATGTAGATTCAAACAAAATTAATATAACAAATCACGGATATTTAACTGGAGATATCTTATTCTACGATTCTAGTGATTTAATATCTTCTGGATTAAATACAGGTAGATATTATGTTTATAGGGTTGACGAAAATAATATACAATTAGTTACTACTGAGTATAATCTAAAATTAGATCCACCTTCTGTTGTTAGTATTGCAAGCACTGGAGGATCTGGTCAAGAATTAAGTTACATTAGTCCAAGAATAGAATGTGTAAAGGGAAATAGTTTAAAATTTGATCTATCAGATTCTTCTCTAAATGGATTTGAATTCAAAATTTATACAAATAATACTTTCTCTAGTGAATTTGTATCTATTGGAGAAACATCCAATTTCACAATTTCCGGAGTTGGAACTGTAGGTGTTTCCTCTGAAGCACACTTAACTTTGAACTATAGTTCTTCAATACCATCCCCATTATTCTACAATGTAGAAAAATCTGGTTATATTAGTACTTCGGATAAGACTGTTAAGAACGATTCTTCAATACATTTTGTTGATAGTAAGTATGGTGGTATTGATTATCCAATTACCAGCGTTGGATCGACGACTTTTACTGTTTCTTTATCAAGAAATCCAGAGAAAAGAAATTATGACCAAACTAATTGCAGCAATTTAAAATATACTACAACTTCATTGAATGAAAAAGGTGGTGTTCATAAACTATCCATCCTTTCTGGTGGTGTTAATTACAAGAAGACCCCATCATTTGTAGATATTACTTCTGTTGATGGAAAAAATGCATCAATTACTCCAAATTCCAATACTATTGGAAGAATTAAGAATACTACAATACTAGATCAAGGGTTTAGTTATTCTTCAGATCTGACTTTGAGACCAGAAGCATATATTTCTCCACAAATAAAACTAAAAAATTCTAGTGAAATTTCCTCAGTATTTGTTAGAGATGGTGGTAAAAATTTAACTGCCGCTCCACAAATAGTTATAGTTAATTCTGAAACTCGCAAAATTATTGATGAGGGATTATTACAACCAGTTTTAGCAACGGGTTCAATCACTCAGGTTGATATAGTTAGAACCCCCAAAGGATTACCTTTCGGAAATACTGAACTATTCGCTGTAGATAATACAAATGGTATAGGAATTAACACTATTGCATCATCTTCATCGGGATTGGTTACTTGCTATATTAGCACTCCAGTTTTTGGATACACAAATCCACCTTTTGCTGAAGGAGATAGAATTTATGTTGAGGGTATTGAAAATATACCTTCAACTGGAAATGGATTAAATTCTTCAGATAATGGTTTTAATTTCTTTACCGTAACTAAGTATCAGAACACAAATCCAGCAACAGTAGAATTTAACGTATCTGGATTTACTACTAATCCTGGTCTTGCAAAAACAAATCAAGGTTTATATGCATCAATAATAAATTATGCCAATTATCCAAAATTTGAAGTAACAAATAAGTATTCTTCTTTCTCTGAAGGTGAAAAACTATTAACATTCAATGGTTTTAACTTTGAACTTAGAGATTTGATTGTAACTGAGTATGGCGATGATTATTTGAAAGTTTATGGATCATATTCATTGCAAAAAGATGAGATTGTTAAAGGTCAATATTCGGGAACACTAGCAACAATTTCTTCTATTAAAGAAAATAAAGGAACATTTAAAATTGACTATTCTCTCCGAAAGGATTATGACTGGTCAAATAATATTGGAAAGTTGAATGTAGATTATCAAGTATTACCAGATAATGATTATTATCAAAATCTTTCTTACAGCGTTAAGAGTCCTGTAAGTTATGAGGATCTATCAAATCCAGTAAATAGACTTCTTCATACTTCAGGTTTGAAAAACTTTGCAGATACCGAAATACAAAATTCTGTAAATGTTGGTACTTCTCGTACAGCAACATCCAATTCTGTTATAGTTAGAGACATCTTAGAAGAAAAGAGAGTTGATACTATCAATTTCTATGATAATGTTCTTGATATTGACGTATCTACCGATGGGAAGAAATCAAAGTACTTAAAATTAGAAAATAAAGTTCTTGCAGATTATATTAGATGTGATACCAACAGAGTTGTTAGAATTGATGACTTTAGTCCACAGTTTAGAAACCAAAGTAATATAACCGAAGATTATGTCGATGTTGTTTCATATGACAACACATATTCTGAGTTCTTAATTCAACTAGTAGATCCTAATGGAAATGATAGGCAATTAACGGAGTTGGTAGTTCTCAACAGTTCTTCAGATTCAATCACTCTAGAAAAAACATCATTACATAGCACAGAGCAAGAAGTAGCAAACATTGAATCATATTTGGACGTCTTTGGCAATCTTTCAATAAGAGTTACACCAGAAGATAAGTTTGATACTGATTATGATATTAAGGTTTTGAGTTCATCCTTTAATTCAATTTTGGGTGGAATTGGAACACAATCCGTTGGATTTGTAAATCTTACCGGTGCTAATGCTTTAGTTGGTTCTGGAATCACAGAAACTCTTGTTGGATTTGCAACAGATACTATAAATTCCGTTCTTGCAAAGTTCCAGGCTTATAATCAATTGACTGGAGATATGGACTATGCAGAATTTGAAATAACTCATGATGGAGAAAATTCATACGTATCAGAAGTTTATTCAAATAACAAAGTAGGACCTATATCTGGATTTATTGGAACGTTTGGTATTAATGTTGATAGTGGTCTATTATCAATCAAATACACTAACAACTCAACAACAGATACCTTGGTTAGAGGAAAAATCGTTGGATTTGGTACAACATCCGTTGGGACTGGAACATATAGATTTAAAACTAGCTCACAACCAGATGGATCTGAAAGAAGCGTTCGATTTGAATCGAATAATTCAATAGCATCATCATCATCAACTATTCTTTCTTTAGACAAGACTATAGTATCATCAGTCAAATCTTTAGTAAGAGTTTCATATGGAGAAACAACTTCTATTCATCAGGTAATGTTGGTTCATGATAATATTGATGTTTATACAACACAATATCCATTCTTATCTATTGGTAGTACTTGTGGAATGGGTACTTTCTCTGGAAATTATAGTGGATCTAATGTAAATTTGGTCTTCCACCCAGATTCTGAAATCAGTGGATCATATGAAATTCAAAGTTTAGATAAAATTTTCTATAGTGAGACTGATACTGTCAATGTTCCTCCAGATTTAAATTATGGACCAGTTACAGAAGAAGTTGAACTAGCATTCTATAACTCAAGAAATGGTGATAGATCAAATAAATTAGATTTTGAATTAAATTATGAGGGAACTCCAATCTTTGCAAAGAGATTTAATCCATCAGACTCAAATGTTTTAAATCTTGCAACTGGAACATTTACAATCAAAGATCACTTCTTTAGTACTGGTGAAAGATTAAACTATAGACCAGATAGTAGCATTATTGGTGTTGGATTTACTAGTGTTGGTATTGGTTCGACTGCGACAGAAATTTCTGGTGGTGTTGGAATAGGTACAACTGATGTTTTACCATCATCTGTATATGCAATCAAGGTAACAAATGATGAATTTAGATTAGCAACCACACCACAATATGCAGCTGCAGGAATAGGAGTAACTTTCACATCTGTAGGAACTGGTAATTATCACCAGTTAGAAATGCATAAGAGAATTGAAAAAGTAGTTCTATCTGTTGATGGTGTAATTCAATATCCTATTGCATTCAATCCTCTTGGATATTCACTCGTTGATAATGGTGGTCAAGTAAGTTCTGGATCAACATATATCTCAGTCTCTGGTATTGCATCAATTAGACCCGCAGATATTTTGAAAATTGATGATGAATATGTCAAGGTTATTGCAGTTGGATTTGGAACAACATCTACTGGACCTATTGATAATGTTGGCGTAACAACTCTTGTTAATATATCCAGAGGTTTTGTTGGAAGTTCGGCAACTAGTCACTTAGATTCAACTTCATTCCAAATTTACAGAGGATCTTACAATATTGCCGGAAGCAAATTATTCTTCACAGAACCACCAAAAGGTGGTGCTGATAATGGTATTAATTTGAGTAATTTGAGAGAAGCATTCTCTTCCTTTAATGGAAGAGTATTCCTCAAGAAAGACTATAGTTCAAACGTAATTTATGATGATATATCTGATCAATTTACTGGAATTGGAAGAACATTTACTTTAACGTCTTCAGGTCTAAACACTACAGGAATATCTACTGGAAGTGGAATACTTTTAATAAATGATGTATTCCAAACCCCAACAACTGACAATAATGCAGGAAATGATTATGAGTTAAACGATGAAGTTGGAATTACTAGTGTTACATTCGCAGGAATAACCTCTTCTAATGGTCAAGTTGTAATAGATCCCGTTTATATCGAACAAAACCAACTTCCTCGTGGAGGATATATTATTTCACTTGGATCTACTAACGGTTTGGGGTATGCACCTCTAGTTGGTGCCTCTGTAACAGCGTTTATTGATGGTTCTGGATCTATCACCGCTGTTGGTATTGGATCAACCGACATAAACGGTTCTGGGTATGCTGGACCAGTTAGTGTCGCCGTTACTTCACCAACAGGTTATGGTGCTGATATTTCCGCTATTGTTGGTGCAGGTGGATCTCTATCATTTACTGTCGACAACCCTGGAACTGGATATGCAGAAAGCAATACATTTGTAAGTGTTTCTGCACCATCTTATGAGAATATGCCTGTAACTGGAGTTTCAAGACTTGGTATTGGTACAACATCGGAGACTGGAACTGGTCTGTTACTATCTTTAGAAGTTGGTGCAAGTTCAACTACAGGAATTGGTTCAACACTATTCGAAGTTAAATCCTTCAATATAACAAGACCTGGATATGGATTTAGGAATGGTGATGTATTTAAACCAATTGGTCTTGTTACAGATAGAAACCTCTCAGAACCAATATCTGGATTTGAATTAACTGTTATTGAAACATTTACAGATTCATTCTCTGCTTGGCAATTTGGAGAATTAGATTATATTGATAGTATTGCTAATTTGCAGGATGGTAAGAGAACTAGATTCCCATTATATTACAACAGCCAGTTAATAAGTTTCCAAAAAGATTCTGAAAATGTAGATTCTGCGGACATTGATTTAAATGCACTTCTAATTATATTTGTTAATGGAGTTATACAAGATCCTGGAGTGAATTATAACTTCGATGGGGGTACATCTTTCTCCTTTAGCGAAGCACCAGAAGAAACCGATAATGTTTCAATATTCTTCTATAGAGGAACTAGAGGAGTTGACTCGGATATTATAGATGTAAATGAAACTATTAAAATTGGTGATGTTGTTCAGGTATTAAAAAATGCAAATGCCGATACTGTAACTCAAAATCCAAGAACTGTAGTTGGTATAACAAGTTCAGACGTTATGGAGACAAATCTCTATAATGGACCTGGAATTGATGAAAATCAGTATAAACCATTGAGTTGGTCGAAACAAAAAGCAGATAAAATTATTGGAAATGAATTTGTTTCTAAATCTAGAGATTCAATAGAGACTCAGGTTTATCCAACAGCAAAGATAATTAAAAATGTTTCCGACTCATCTAATGAAATATTTGTAGATGATGCATATTTCTTCAATTATGAAGAAAATGAATCTGCTATTGTTATTGATTCATTCAACCTCTTAATGGTTGATAGTGTTGATCCAGTTTCTGCTGCTGTAACAGCAGTAATTTCTACTGGTGGAACAGTTCAATCTATTGATATTATAAATGCTGGATCTGGATATACTGGATCTTCTGTAGACATTAAAATTTCTTCTCCACCACATATTAAAGTTGGTGTTGGTACAACAGCAACTGCTACAATATCCATCGTTAATGGATCTTTAAGTGGAACTGCTAATATAACAAATCCTGGTCTTGGATACACCATACCACCAAAAGCAATAGTAGAGTTCCCAGCACCAAATTATGAAAACATTGGTAATGTTTCGACTGTTGAAGGATTCTCAGGAATTATTACTGGTATTGGAACAACTGTTGGAACTGGTGGTCATGGATTAGGTCTCAAACTATTCTTAAATGCTTCATTCTTTACTGGATTGTCCGTAAATTATCCAATTTGTGTTGTTGATACAAAAGTTGGACATGGAGTAACATCTGTTGATAGTGGAGATGCATCAATCGTCAGTATAGGGACAACATTCTTAGATAACATATATTATATTCATGATATAAGCGTATCTGGTGGGAATGCTGAGATTTTGACTAATATCAGAACAGATACATCTACTGTCGGAATAGCAATTACTGGAAGTTCTACAGAACCTCTTGGAAGATTCTCGTGGGGTAGATTATCTGGAATGGAAAGATCAACATCTCCGATTTCGATAGGAGTAACTGGTCTTACTTTCAATTCAGGTTTGACCACCTTCCCAACAATTCAAAGAAGAGGATTTGGTTTGAGAAATACAGGGTCTCTCAGAAAAGATCTATAAATATAGAAAAAAGCTATTTACGATGGCGGCAATTGTAACAGATCAATTTAGAATATTAAATGCGAGTAATTTTATAGACTCGATTGATGACACTACCAATAATTCATATTACGTCTTTTTAAGTCTTCCCAATCCAACTCAGGTTGGATTTGGAAGATCTACCAATTGGGATGATAATACACCAGCACCTTCCGACAGTTTTAATGATTTGAATCATGTCGGTAAGACAATGATGTTTGGTAAAAAAGTGACATCAATCAATGCGAAGAGAGTAATAAGAAGAATTAATTGGACTAGGGGTACAAGATATGAAATGTATCGCCATGATTATTCTGGATCGCCATTGAATCAAAATTTATCTCCAGTAACAGGATCTACAAGATTGTATGATTCTAATTACTATGTGATGAATTCCGATTATAAGGTTTATATTTGTATATCTAATGGATCTTCTGGTATAAACACCACAGGAAATGCATCCCAAGATGAACCAACCTTTACCGATTTAGAACCATCCAAAGCTGGAGAAAGTGGTGATGGATATGTTTGGAAATATCTATTTTCTGTCACTCCAAGTGATATAATCAAGTTTGATTCTACTGAATATATTTCTTTACCAAATTCTTGGGAATCTTCTACAGATTCCCAAATTGCTGCTGTTAGAGATAACGCAAATTCTGATATATATCTAAACCAAATAAAAAAAGTTTATATAGATAGGCAAGGAGAAAATTATTCTGGTGGTCTTGGTAAAGAATGTGATATCATCGGTGATGGAACTGGCGCTAAAGTCGTTGTAGATGTTGTTAGTGGCAAAATCACTGATGCAACGATCTCCTCGGGGGGAAGTGGGTATAGTTATGGACTTGTTGATCTTGGTGATATCAACGGCAATGTTGGTCTCAACCAATATGCAAGATTAATACCAATCATTCCACCATCAAAAGGACATGGATATGATCTCTATAAGGAACTGGGTGCAGATAAAGTTTTAGTTTATGCAAGATTTGATGATTCAACTAAAGACTTTCCTATAGATACAAAATTTGCACAAGTTGGAATTTTAAAGAATCCAACATCTATAGGATCAACTTCTCTCTATACTGCTAATGAGTTTTCTTCATTAAGAGCTATTAAGTTTTCTTCAGTAACTGGAACTCCATCAGTTGGAGATGAAATAACACAATTAGTTGCTGGTGGAACTGCAAAAGGTTATGTTGCTTCTTACGATAGCAACACAATGGTTCTAAAATACTTTGTTGATAGGACCCTAACTTTCAACCAAACTACCGATGATCAAACTGATTATATTGGTATAAGTACATTAGGTAAAGATTTTGATTTTGAATCATCCTCAACTAAAGTAACTTCTGGTTCTTTCCAAGGATCAATTCATACAGAATTCAGTGGCATAACAACAAATCCAACTGGATCTAAACTTATTGATCTTGGAGTTGAATTTACAAATGGTCTTGCTAATTCTGAAATAAATAAAGGATCAGGGGATATAATTTATCTTGACAATAGACCCCTTATTTCAAGGAACTCCAGACAAAAAGAAGACGTTAAAATTATCCTGGAATTTTAAAAATGCCACAGAAGACTAATTTAAATATCAGCCCATACTATGATGATTTTGACCCAACTAATAATTTCTATCGGGTATTATTTAAACCAGGATTCCCTGTTCAAGCAAGGGAATTAACGACTTTACAATCTATCTTACAAGATCAGATAGAATCATTTGGAAGTCATATATTCAAAGATGGTTCTATGGTGATACCTGGTGGTATCACTTATGATGATCAGTATAATTCAGTAAAGATTAATCCAGATCATCTTGGAATTGACGTATCTTTATACCTTAAACAGTTAGTTGGAAAGAGAGTACAGGGTCAAAATACAGGAAGTAGTGCAAAAGTAGTAAATTATCTTCTACCACCAGAAAAGGGAGTTGATACTCCAACTATTTTTGTAAAGTATATTGATTCTGATTCTGATTTCCAATTTACAGAATTTGATGATGGAGAAACTCTAATTTTATTAGATTCTCTAACTTACGGAAATACTACTATAAATTCGGGAGATACAGTAGCTAATTTAGTAGATGTAAATTCTACAGATATTGGTGCTGCAGTTAATATAAGTAATGGAATATATTTTATTAGAGGTCATTTTGTAACTGTTAATGAAGATACTCTAGTAATCGATCCCTATTCGAATCGTCCATCATATCGAGTTGGTCTTCAAATAACTGAGAATACTGTCAGTGTTGGTATTGAGACTTCTTTATATGATAATGCAAGAGGTTTTTCAAACTTCGCTGCTCCTGGAGCAGATAGATTAAAAATATCCACAACTCTAACACAAAAAGAATTAACTGACTTTGACGACAAAGATTTTGTTGAGTTAATTCGTATTGATAACGGTGAAGTTAAAAAATTACAAGATAAATCAACATATTCAATTATAAAGGATTATTTTGCCAAGAGAACATTTGAAGAGTCTGGCGACTATTCTGTAGACAATTTTAATGTTAATGTAGCAAATTCTTTAAACGATAGAATTTCTAATGAAGGTTTATATCTAGACACACAAAAAACAGAACAAGGAAATGATCCATCAGATGATCTGATGTGTGTTAGGGTTTCCCCAGGTAGAGCTTATGTTAGAGGATTTGATGTAGGAAATCCAGGAACTACTATTTTAGATGTAGAAAAACCAAGAAGCACACAATCTGTTTCATCATCTTTAGTCCCATTTGACATGGGAAATAGATTAAGAGTCAATAATGTTTTTGGAACTCCTCTAATCGGAGTAGATAATAATAATAACACTGTTGATCTTTGCAATCAAAGAACAAATACCAATACAGGAACAACTGGAGACGTTATTGGTAAGGCAAGAGTATATTCTTTTGCAGTCTCTGATAATGCATATTCTTCAGACTCTACAGAATGGGATTTATACCTGTTTGATATTCAAACATATACAGTATTAACTTTAAATGAATCTGCTCTTGCAGCAGATTTCCCAGAAACTACATTTGTTAGAGGTTTGAGTAGTGGGGCAACTGGATATGTTGTTGGTACTCCTAGTGGATCTGACATAACAATTAATCAAACTTCTGGTATCTTTATTGTTGGTGAGCAAATACTGATAAATGAATCTAGGACACTGTCTAGATCAGTAAAGGCGACAAAAGTCTATGGAACTCAAGATATTAAATCAGTATATCAAGATTCCAGCTCTTATGGATTGCAGAGTGATTTTGTCGCTGATACAGTGTTACAAAAATCAATCCCACCAAAGTTCAGTGCAACAGATAAGTTACAAATTAATAATGCTGGTGTTACCACTTGCCCAGGAAAATCATTTGTTGGTATAAGAAGTGATGCTATCATTAGATATCAAGCTACAGGTCTAGTAGATGAAACGTTCCATAGAGTTGTAAGTGTTTCTTCAGATGGATTGGTTCTTCAACTAGCAGAAGTTCCAACAATTTCTGGAGTATGTGATGGATCTTTCCCATCCACAGAAATTCTAACAACGTTCTCTGTTGGTGATCCACTACTATCAAATAATGAAGATGCATACTTGTATGCACCGATTATTGGGTCAAACATTTCTTCAGTTAATCTTTCTGGTTCAAATCTTCTAGTTTCTAGGCAAGTAACAGGACAACTTGTTGATTCTGCAGGATCTTTAGAAATAAATGCATCATCGACAGGGATTACTAGCGCATTCTTTGAAAACTTTGATGCTGAAAGATATTCTGTAGTTTATAGTAATGGAACAATAGAAGATTTAACAGAAGATCAATTTAGTTTGTCCTCTAATAGTACAATATTAACATTAACCGGATTAACAGCCAGTGCTTCTAATGTTACCGTAAATGTGTCTGTTAAAAAGAACTCTATTCAAAATAAAGCAAAGAACTACACAAGAAGCCAAAAATTAACGATTGATAAAGTAAGTTCTGGTGTTTCAACATCAGTAACGGGTCTAACTACTAGCAATTACTATGGTTTAAGAATCGACGATAAAGAAATATCATTGAATGTTCCAGATGTAGTAAAAGTTATAGCAATTTATGAATCCCTCGATTCTAGTTTGCCAACCTTAGACAAATTAACTTTCGTATCTGGATTAAATTTAGACACTGCCTCCATCTTAGGGGAAAAAATTATTGGTGCAGAAAGTGGTGCTGTTGCTCAAGTTGTGACCAGATTGTCTCAAACTGAGGTAGAGATTGTTTATTTAAATTCCAACAAATTCTTGGTTAATGAATCTGTTACCTTTGAAGAATCAAATATAACATCAAACATTATTTCTATAACTTTTGGCAACTATACCAACTTGTCTAATGCATATTCTCTAGATAAGGGTCAAAGAGAACAGTATTATGATTATTCTAGAATAGTTAGAAAACAATCAGCACAGCCTCCTGCAAGAAAACTTCTGGTAATATATGATTGCTATACTGTACCATCAAATGATAATGGCGATGTCTATAGTGCTAATTCTTATGATTCAAATAGATTTGAAAAAGATATTCCATTGTTAAAAGATGGAGTAAGAGCTTCCGATACTTTGGACTTTAGACCAAGAGTTTCAGAATTCTTATCCACCTCAAGTTCTCCATTTGCATTTGGAAGTAGAAATTTTGCTACTACAGGAACTAATCCAACTCTAGTAGTAACTCCTGGAGAGAGTTCCCTGATTGGATATTCTCAATATCTACCAAGAAAAGATAAGGTTGTTCTTGATAAACTGGGTAATTTCTCAGTCATCAAAGGAAATCCTTCGTTAAATCCCCAAGAACCAGTAAATATTGAAGAAGCAATGGTTTTAGCAACCATTGATCTTCCAGCATATCTTTACAATGTTTCTGATGCAAAGATTACTCTTGTAGATAACAAGAGATATACAATGAGAGATATTGGGGATCTTGAAGATAGAATTGAAAATCTGGAAGTTGTAACTTCATTATCATTGCTGGAGTTGAATACAAAATCTCTTCAAATCCAAGATGCTGATGGATTAAGTAGATTTAAGAGTGGTTTCTTTGTTGATGATTTTAAAAATATCAACCTATTAAATATTGCAGATCCAGATTGTAATGTTGATGTTGATAAGGAAAAGCAAGAATTAAATACTCCTATTGATTTTTATTCGTTAAAATCAGAACTTGCAGTTGCTCCAAGTTTGAATCAAGATACTGCAGACTTTAATACTGATCTAAATCTTTTAGATTCTAATGTCAAGAAAACGGGAGATCTCATAACCTTAGATTATGAAGAAAAGGGTTGGATAGAACAACCTCTTGCATCTAGAGTTGAAAATGTTAACCCATTCAACATGATTGAATATAAGGGTGTTGTTAAGTTAAATCCTGCTTCAGATAACTGGGTTAGAAACATATTTGTTCCTGGTGGAAGCAGATCAATATGGGGCGGATGGAATGGATCATATATTGAAAATGTATTGATTAGTAGTGTTCCAGACACTCATATGAGGTCTAGAAACGTAGAAATTCGTGGCGGTGGATTCAAACCCTATACTAGATACTACCCATTTATTAGTGGAACTTCTGGAATTGATATTATTCCAAAACTAATTCAAATTTCTATGGTTTCTGGTTCTTTCTCAACCGGAGAAACTATTGATGGATTTGTTGGTTCTGATCGTTTAATTTCATTTAGATCTGCAGCACCAAATCACAAAAACGGATCTTATAATAATCCAGAAAGAACATATAATGTTAATCCATATGATAAAGCAGTATCTGTTGAAGGAACTTATTCGGCATCATCACAGATTTTAAACGTTGATATAACTTCATTATGTGCCGAAGCAATTGGAAAATATTTTGGATATATTGTTAAGGGCATGGTCCTGGTTGGTAGAACCAGTGGCGCTGAAGCAACAGTATCTGATATTAAACTGGTATCTGATAATTGGGGTGATATTGGTGGTGCATTCTTCATCAGAAATCCACTAACTACACCTCCACCACCACTAAGACTGGCGACAGGCACCAGTACAGTTAAACTTACCTCAAGTTCTACAAATGCAACTCCACTACCAGGAAGTCTTCTAATTTCTAGTGGTGAAACATCATACTCGGCAAGTGGTATAGTCAATACATTTGCTCAAGTTACAGTTAATGTAAGAACTCCTCCTCCACCTCCACCACCACCAAGAAGAGATCCTTTAGCACAGACATTCACTGTAGATGGAACTGGTGCATTCATAACATCCGTTGATCTTTACTTTGGAAATAAGGATGAAAATGAAAAATTATATGTTGAATTAAGAACTGTTGAACTGGGAACACCAACCAATCAACTAGTTCAGGACTACGCACAAATAGAAGTGTATCCAGATCAAATTAATACATCATCTGATGCTTCAGTATCAACAAATCTGAAATTCCCATCTCCCGTTTATCTACAACCAAACACAGAGTATGCGTTGGTACTAATAGCACCAACTACAGATCAATATGAAGCTTGGATTGCAAGAATGGGTGAAAAGACAGTCAACACCCAGAATTTACCAAATCCTGATAATGTATTAGTAACCCAACAATACATTGGTGGAAGTTTGTTCAAATCTCAAAATGGAACTATTTGGACTCCAAATCAATTTGAGGACTTGAAGTTTAAACTTTATAAGGCAGAATTTGTATCCTCTGGAACTGTCACATTCTATAATCCATCTATTGGTACTATAGATGAGAACATTTCTCCAACAAATATTAATCCAATTAAAACTCTACCAAGGAAGTTGAGAGTTGGGGTATCTACCGAAGAAACTGATGTCTCAGTATTGGCAAATCTAATACCTGGTACAAAAATTACTAAAACCGGTTCTACTGGACCATATGGTTATATTGAAAGAGTTGGAAGTAAAATCAATACTCTTGGAGTTTCAAACGTTGGTTCTGGATATTCTACTGGATCATTTGCAAATGTCCCACTCTACTCTATAACTGGATCTGGTAGTGGCGCACAAGCAACGGTTGTTTTCAGTGGTGGTGAAGTAACATCAGTTACAGCTACAACAGTTGGAAATGGTTACTCTATTGGAGACCTCCTTGGAATAACGACCTCAAGTGTTGCTAAAGGAAAAGGCGCTCAAATCTCAGTATCTACCATCGATGGTGTCGATACGCTGTATCTGACAAATGTACAGGGAGAATCATTTGCAACTAACGATAATCTACAATATTTTAATGGTTCCACGAATGTTGCACTTGGAGTAACTGTTAGAGAAAATTCTAGTGTAACTAGTAGTCTTTACAGCGGAAACGTTATTGAAGTATTCTCTTATAATCATGGTATGCACCAAGATACTAACAAAGTTGGTATCGATAACATTAAACCAGATACTGTTCCAACTTCTTTGACTCAATCTCTTGGGTTAAATGATACGACTATCTCAGTTGCGAATACCTCTTTATTTGGAACTTTTGAGGGAATATCAACTGACAGAGGGTATGCTAAGATTAATAATGAAATTATTTACTATGATAGCATTGGATCTGGAACTCTTGGAATTAGTTCTAGAGGAAATGATCTTCTACTTTCTGGAACAAGAACCCATAATATTGGAGATCAGATCTTCAAATATGAAGTTAATGGAGTCTCTTTAGCGAGAATTAACACAACTCATACATTACCAAATGATTCAACATTGAGATCTGCAAGAGAAATTGATAGATATCATGTACAGATTGATAGATCTGATAGAGCATCTGGAGATACTCAGTTGAGCTTCACGGATGAAAAATCTGTTGGTGGAGAAACTGCATTCATATCACAAAACTATCAGTTTAATGGCATTATTCCACAATATAATGTAATTACTCCAGGACCAGATACCGCAGTTAATGCAAGAGTAAGAACTGTTTCTGGAACTAGTTCGGGTGGATCTGAGATTTCATTCTTAGATCAAGGATATGAATCAGTCCAGATCAATGAAGTCAATTATTTTGAAACACCAAGAGTTGTTTGTTCAGAATTGAATGAAGAAGAATACTTATCAAACCTTCCTAAGAAGAAATCACTTACTGTTGATCTTCAATTGAGTTCTTCAGATCCAAATCTATCACCAGTTGTAGATACTCAAACTGCATTTACAGCACTTATTAGAAATAGATTAAACAATCCCGTTAATGATTATTCTGGCGATTCGAGAGTAAATCAAAACTCTAATGATCCACATTCTGCGGTTTATATTTCTAACAGAATAGATCTCAAACAACCAGCATCTTCCCTAAAAGTCCTTGTCGGAGCATATCGCCACTCTTCTGCCGATTTTAGAGTCCTTTACAAACTTTATAAAGCAGATTCTAGTGAAATTGAACCAACATATGAATTATTCCCTGGTTATGATAACTTGAATGATACTGATGGTGATGGATTTGGCGATTCTATTGTTGATTCTAATAAGAATAGTGGATTGCCAGACGCGTTTGTTCGTGCTAGCAGAGATAATGAATTCTTAGAATATCAATTTAGTGTGGAAAATCTAGAGCAATTTACTGGTTTTGTAATAAAAATTGTTATGAGTGGCACAAATGAAGCAAGACCTGTAAGATTGAAGGATTTGAGAGCAATAGCACTAGCATGATCCCCGTAGAAGGACATAAAAATCTTTTCAGAGATGAAAAGACTGGTGCTATTGTTAGTACCGATACTATCGGTTATTCTCAATATATTAAAATGAAAAATGAAAAACAAAAACAACGTGAGGAGATCGATCAAATAAAAAATGATATTACTGAGATCAAATCACTACTAAAGGAGTTAATCAATGGATCCAAATGACATCACCCTTGAAAGTATTGGTAAAATGTTTGAATATGAAAAACATGCTCGAATGATTGATGAGATGAATTTTGAAGAACTAAAAAACTTTGCAAAATCTTACTGTAGATTATATCTGCGTCAGCAAGAAGTTCTGGCAACCATGGGTGTGAGATGAGTATAAATATATTTTAGATCCTGATTTTGTATGCAAATCTCGTGGTTATGATGGTTTAAAACTTGCGGGAGTTCCTATCTAATGGCAGATATAAAAGTTAGAGTTGGTCAGAAAAATGCAGTAAAAGTCATATCATCTTTGGCTGGAGCACAGGCTCTTAGATTGCCAGAACTCATTGACGTGGATGCTGACTCTTTCACGTCTCTGTCTAATGGAATGGTTCTTGTCTATAATTCTTCTCTTGGATTGTGGCAAGCAAGCTTAGAATTAACACCTGGAAACAGCCAAAATCTAGACATTAACGGGGGGACCTTTTAGTGGCTAGTATAATAAGAGTCAGACGATCTACAGGAGTAACGGCACCAGGTTCTCTCTACTATGGAGAGTTAGCTTACACTGATGGATTGGCATTAACTGCTAATAGTGGAGGAAGACTTTTCATTGGTGACCAAAATGAGGTCCCAAGAGAAGTTGGTGGTAGATATTATACCGATATGTTCTTGGAACCTGGAAAGGTTGCAGGACAGGAAAACAAAACAACTCCAGCAAATGGATTTGTTGCTATTCTTGATGAGAATAGAAAGGTTGATGAATGGAATGTTGATGGTTACTTAAATGTAACAGGGGTTTCAACGTTTAGGGGAGTTATAGACTTCCAAGATGAAGCATTTTTTGGAAACGTTGGAATAAGATCAGATTTAATAAGAACTACAACTGGAGACACTCTATACATTGATCCATATCCAGATGGATTAAGTAATCAAGGAACAGTTGTTATTAAAGGTAATCTCCAAGTTGATGGTGATACGACGGCAGTAAATTCTACTGAAGTCCATGTTGATGATACAATCTTAAAACTTGGTGATGTTAATAAGGTTAGAACGGTTGTTGGTGAAAATACAGCATCTGGTATAAATACTATCCGTTTAGATTCCGTCCAAAATTTAAATGAAAATGATGTAGTAACAGGATCACCATATCTATCAGCATCAGGAATATCTACTATTGTCAATATTGATAATGTTGGAAACGTTATATTTTTATCAGAGTCTTTTACTGGAACGATATCCACAGAAACTCAACTAACAATAACATCTGGTTATGATACAAATACTGACAGGGGTATTTCTTTTGATTACAACACTGGTGTAGGTGGAACTTCTGGCAATAGAACTGGATTTTTTGGATATGATGACAGTACTGGACGTTGGACATACGTCCCAAATGCATCTATAAACAATAGTATTGTATCGGGAACAAAGGGAGAATTAGACTTAGGTGCTGCTTATTTTGATTGGGCAGTATCTGGAATACATACTAGAGGATCTGCTTATTTTGATACTAATGGTAAATTAATAAGCACCCTTTCACCGGAAGTTGGGTATGCAACCACTTCTAATTTTATTTTAACTACAGACGCTTCACATGTTCCTGTTTGGACCAGGGTTTTAGACGGAGGATCTTACTAAAATGGCAAAACCAAATAGTAGACAATCACTGATTGATTATTGCCTCAGGAGATTAGGTGCTCCAGTCTTAGAAATTAACATCGACGACGATCAAATTGATGATCTAATTGATGATGCTCTTCAGTATTTTCATGAAAGACACTTTGATGGTGTCGAAAGAATGTTTTTGAAATATAAAGTTAGTGCTGATGATATTTCTAGGGGAACTGCAAAATATAGTGGTGGATCTTTTACCCCAAACGCCGGTATTGTAACTACAACTGGCATTTCCACTACTTCATATGGCACAAATACTTTCAACTTCTATGAAAATTCAAACTATATTCAGGTTCCAGATTCTGTCATAGGAATTGAAAAGGTATTTAAGTTTGATACTAGTTCTATTTCTGGTGGAATGTTCAGTATAAAGTATCAACTATTTCTTAATGACTTATATTATTTCAACTCTGTTGAATTACTTCAATATTCTATGGTTAAGTCGTATCTAGAAGATATCGACCACCTTTTAACTACAGATAAACAAATTAGATTCAATAAGAGACAAAATAGATTATATTTGGACATTGATTGGGGAGCACAGAAAGAAAATAACTTCTTTGTAATTGATTGCTACAGGATTTTAGATCCCAATGACTTTACAAATGTATATAATGATAGTTTTGTGAAAAAATATTTGACTGCTCTCATGAAGAGACAGTGGGGTCAAAATCTAATCAAGTTTAGAGGTGTTAAACTCCCTGGTGGAATTGAATTAAATGGAAGAGAGATATATGAAGATGCTGAAAGAGAAATTGAACAAATTCGTGAGAGAATGACTATGGATTACGAACTACCACCTTACGATTTTATTGGATAATGGCACTTAATCCCTTCTTTCTTCAAGGATCTCCGAGTGAGCAGAGACTCGTACAGAGTCTTATCAATGAGCACCTACAAATACATGGTGTTGAGGTCATTTACATCCCAAGAAACTTTGTCAATAAAAAAACAATTATTGAAGAAGTTCAATCGTCGAGATTTGATGATAACTATGCAATTGAAGCATATGTTAATACCTATGAAGGATATGCTGGTGGAGGAGATATTTTAACAAAATTTGGAATGAGTTTAAGGGATGAGGTAACCTTAACAATTTCAAAAGAAAGATTCGAAGATTTTATAGGTCCATTTTTAGGGACACAAGATAATACTGGAAGTGATTATGAGATAGAATTGTCAACTCGCCCAAGAGAAGGAGACCTAGTATATTTTCCATTGGGACAGAGATTATTTGAAGTTAAATTTGTTGAGCATGAGCAGCCATTCTATCAATTAGGAAGACTTTATGTTTATGAACTGAAATGCGAACTCTTTGAATATGAAGATGAAATTATCGACACTTCAATTTACGAGCTTGATAGTCAGGTTCAAGAAGAGGGATTTATTACAACTCTGAATTTAATTGGAGCGGGTGTAACTGCTCAAGTAACACCTTTTGTTGGTACTGGATACATTGATAGTATAACACTTTCTAATGATGGTAATGGTTATACTTCAACTCCAACAATATCTATTACAGAATCGACAACTGGAAATCCACTACACAATGCAACAGCTGTTGCAATAACGACTGTTCGTGGTGGGGTACATTCTATAAAAGAAATAATATTAACAAATGCTGGTAATGGATATACTGTTGCACCAACTATAGCAATAATTGGTGGGGGTGGATCTGGAGCGATAGCAACTTGTGGTATTAATACTACATCTTATGGTATTGTTAGAACTGTTATTGATGATAATGGTTCTGGATATGCTGGTAATATTCCAACAATTACATTTAGTGGTCCAGTTGGAGGTGGTTTAACAGCAACTGGTGCATTAACAATTAGTCCATCAACAAATCAAGTTAATCAAGTTAGGATTGTAAATCCTGGTTATGGATATTCGGCAACTGAAAATCCATCATCTACAGTCAGCAACCCATCAATTATTACTGGAATAGGAACATTTACATTTAATGAGATAATCACAGGTCAAACATCAAATACCGTTGCAAGAGTTAAATCTTGGGATCAAGATACCAGAGTTTTAAAACTAGCAAATGTTGGTATTGGAACAACAACTGCTGGATTTTTACCCGGAGAAACTATTGTTGGAACAATATCATCTGCAAGATACACTGTCAAGAGTTATGTGCATGATGATACTTATGATAAATACACCCAGAATGATGAGATTGAAGAGGAAGCAGACGATCTCTTAGATTTTACAGAATCAAATCCTTTTGGTGAATACTAATGTTAGGAACTTATTTTTATCACGAAATTATTAGAAAAACTGTCATAGGTTTTGGTACTCTATTTAATGGAGTTCATGTTCGTCATCAAGACAGAAACGGTGCGGATATAAGTCAGATCAAAGTTCCCATTTCATACGGTCCAGTACAAAAGTTCTTAGCAAGAATTGAACAGCAACCCGATTTGAATAAAGCTGTTGCAATGACTCTTCCAAGAATGTCATTTGAAATGACATCTCTTCAGTACGATTCTTCAAGAAAAGCGGGTGTAACACAAACATTCAAAGCATCTGATGGGACCAATTTAAAGAAAGTTTTTTTACCAGTACCATATAACATTGGTTTTGAACTTAATATTCTCTGCAAAATAAATGATGATGCTTTACAAATTGTAGAGCAAATTTTACCATTTTTTCAACCATCATTTAATATAACTATTAATCTAGTTGATTCTATAGGTGAAAAAAGAGATGTCCCTATTGTTTTAGATAACATTTCTTTCCAAGATGATTATGAGGGAGACTTTTCAACTAGAAGAGCATTAATTTATACATTAACATTCACAGCAAAGACTTATCTGTTCGGTCCAATTGCAGATACAACAGATGGTCTTATTCGTAAGGTTCAAGTTGATTATCATGCAGATACTGCTTTGAGTAGTAAGAGGGAACTGAGATATACAGCGACACCAAAAGCACTTAAGGATTATACAAACGATGATACATCACAATTATCTGAAGATATTTCCAAAACAACAACTCTTATTGGTGTCAATGATACTTCTGGATTTGCAGTTGATAATAGGATAATTATTGGTAACGAAATAATGTATGTGAAAGAAATTCCAAACGCAAATCAACTTATTGTTATTAGAGGATATAATGGATCTACAATCACTACTCACCTACAGAAAGCACAAATAGATCTATTGACTGCAGCAGATGATGCAATGGTTGATGTTGATGATGATTTTGGGTTTAATGATTCTCTATTCTCATACACAGACTCCAAAGACTTCAGTCCAACATTACAAACTGATATTTGAGTAAATTGATATGTCAAATAATTTTGAAAAACTCGATGAGGCACTGAACGTGGAAAGTAGTATTGTAGAAGTTGAAGACCAAGTAAAAAGTATTCAGAAAAAGAGACCAGAAGAAAAAACCGATATTAAGAAAGATTATGAATATACTCGTGCTAATTTGTATTCCTTAATTGAAAAAGGTCAGGAAGCAATTAATGGAATCATGGAACTTGCCGGTGAAGGCGGTAGTCCAAGAGCATATGAAGTTGCTGGTCAGTTAATTAAGAGTGTTGCTGATACAACGGATAAACTGATTGATCTACAGAAAAAACTCAAAGATGTTGAAGAAGAAGTGGATAAAAAAGGTCCAAATAATGTCACAAATAATGCTGTATTTGTTGGATCGACATCCGAACTACAAAAACTACTCAAGCAAGGTTTTCTAAATAATAAAGAAGAATCTTAAATTCTAATGGGTTGGACTGACAAATATAAAAAGTCAATTGACTGTGATAATCCAAAAGGATTTTCTCAGCGTGCCCATTGTCAAGGAAAGAAGAAGAAAATGAATGAATCAAAATCCGGAGACCAAGGTCTTCGTGATTGGTTTGGAAAATCAAAATCTTCTGATGGAAAACCTGGATGGGTTCAACTTGGCGGCAAATACGCAGGAAAACCCTGTGCTCGTCAACCTGGTCAAACTTCTACACCAAAATGCGGAAGTTCTAAAATGAAGAGAGATCTTTCCAATAAAGAAGAAGAAAGAGCAAGAAGAAGAAAGAATCGTTTAGATCCCAATCAACCAGAAAAGTCTGGTGGAGCAAAACCAACTAACGTAAGAACTGAAGAAATGGACCTACAAGAAGTAAAAGATAAACCAGGTAAAGGTAGTGGCAAGAAAGATGCTTGCTATAATAAGGTAAAATCACGTTACGATGTC